GCCATAAGGACTTGGTTACGCAAAACCCTGATAAGGACTTCGGGGGAGGGAAATGAAAAAGACACCACAAACGCAGGCGCAGATTGATGCGGCGTTTATAGCCAATGGCGGCATGCCTAAAAGCCATGTAGATAAGCCAAAACACCCAGGCGGTAGGCCAAGCAACTATCCCAAAATAAATCTCGATGACGTCAAAAAATGGGCTAAAATCGGCCTAAGCAATGACCAGATAGCCCAAGCCCTTGAGATATCAATTGAATCACTATATGACTACCAGCGTGATTATCCAGAGTTTTTACAGGCCCTAAAGTCTGGAAAAGAGAACCCAGACGACAGAGTGGAACGCGCATTATTTGAGCGGGCATTGGGTTACGTGGCACCCGAAGAGAAGTTGTTTTATGACTCTAACACCGGGATTATAGCCAGTCAGACGGTCCTTAAACAGTACCCGCCCGACACTACAGCGGCTATAATTTGGCTAAAAAATAGACGGCCTGAAAAGTGGCGTGAGAATCCAGCACCGGAAACACCTGCGACCGAGAATAATATCAATATCACATTTGTCCCCGTCCCTAAAAAATAATGTGGTTAGGTTTACTTTTGGATATTAGCATAGCTTTGTTGCCTCACCAAATGGAGGCCATGCAATCCACGTCCCGAATCGTAGCTCTAACCGGCGGGTATGGTTGTGGGAAATCGTCCACTTGCGCTTTGCTTGGTGTGCATCACGCAATGATTGACCCGTGCCTACATGGCATCGTATCGCCGTCCTACCCTCAAGCCAAGTTATCAATCATCCCTAGCGTTTTCGAGGTGCTAGAGGATTGGATGGGGTTTAAGGAGGGCAAGGAGTTTACGTATAACCGGACCGAGCATATTTTTCGCTTCCCTCGGTGGAAATCGGAACTTGTCGTTTTATCCGGTGAAAACCCGAAACGACTCAAAGGCCCTAACCTTGGGTCATGCGGGATGGATGAACCGGGCGTAATGGACCATGTTGTTTTTAAACAGATTACAGCCCGCGTGCGTCACCCCAAGGCAACTCGACCACAGGTTTACCTAACTGGTACGCCGGAGGACTTGAACTGGTATTCTGACCTTGTAGAGGGAGAATTAAAACCGCCTGGACTCCACGACATTAGAGCCAAGACGCGGGACAACACGTTTCTATCTGAGGACTTTTTCAAATCGCTGGAAGAGT